TATTGGTATAAACCTGCGTATATAGTTTTCTTAATTAAGGAGTATAGACGAACCTTACCGTCCCACAACCTAGCTTTAAACTTAGGCGTGAATCGTGCGCCAGGAACCTCGTAAGTAAAGAACGCTTCCAAGTCGGCTTCACACGACACGTCGCCATAGACTCTCAGGTATACTTCAGATATTTTTTCTATCGTTAGTTTCAATTACATTCCAGACAAGAATTTTTTCCATTCAATCGCGCTTTTTAATTGCCAGTCGCGAGCTTTGATTTGACCTAATATAGACTCCAATAGGTAACCCATAGTTTCTAAGTATTCTATTTTAGAGTTTAAGTTGACGAGGTCTGCGTCGCCTTGAATGAACTCATCCATCTCGTTCTTTAAAGGTTTAACGCCCTGCCATTGGGTCCAACCTAAAGCGTTTAGCTCGTCTTTTGAGAGCTCGCCTCGGTAGTACCTAAATTTATTTTTACGTAGGAGGTTGTAGTCGGCGCGTGACTTAGTTAGTTTAAGCTTGACTTGAATCATCAGCCTAATATATTTGGCATGGACTTTAGGAGTCTCAGTTGACGCTTCGCCTAAATGGTTATCGTCAATTTGAGAATCGTTAGCCCACATTTCATGTATCTCTTCAATATTCATAGTTAAACCCAATAATCAAAATTATATTATATCACATCAATTAATTAATGTAAACTGTTATTCAAATGCGTAGTATGTGTATCCAAATGTAGCAGAGCCGATCAAGTACTGCACGTCGTCTACGTTTGATTGAAAGTCTAGACCGCCAATTGAAACTGGATGTAGGTCTGCAAAGTATATAGACTGCACTGGTGTATTGTTACCGCCTAAGATCTGTAGGGTACCGTCTGAGAAGTTACCTTGTAAGGCACCAAAAGCTGGAACTATAGGGGCTGGACCAGACGTTGAGGTTGTAGACGTAGATGAAGCTGCAACCAAAGCTTGGTACTGTGTATAGTCTTGTGGGAAACCTAAACCAATCAACCAGTTCCAAATTGCTTTATAGTTGGACATCTTCTCGTCTATAATAAAGTTAATAGTTAAGTCTTGAAAACCTAGTAACTCTCCTGGTTGTTTATTCATAGAGAACGGTGTAGCCACGTTGATGTTTTGTAGATCTATCACCGGTAAATTAACTGATTGGCAGAAGAACGATACTTCTGGTAGTTTAGTGATAGCCAATTGAAACCCCGTTGGAGACAACGGATTAATGTTGTTTGGTATAGGGCAATTAGGATTAGTAATGTCAACCATGATTGTGATTCCTTGTTGTTATATACTATTTATATGCAATAAAAAAGGGACCGAAGTCCCTTTCTTATCAATGTATTGTCCTTACGGATCTTATTACATTAAGTTTATAACGCTAACTTTACGGTAGTAGTAGTTACTGTTGATTGCCAAGTTGTCTTGACCAGTAGCTGCGTCGTCTAAGTTAACGAATGGGTTAGCAACTAGACCATAACGTGTCTTGAAACCAATTTTTGGTTGGAAGCTGTTAGGATCAACAGCACGAACTAATTGGAGTGGAACGTATGGGCAGTAGAATAAACCAGCATCAAATGCTGATGTACCTTTGTAGCCAACTGTAAAGAACTGTGTAGCACCTTGGTTAGCAGTATATGGATCAACATACACTTTGTACTTACCATTGAGAACACCAGCGAATGTTGTAGAAGCTTCGTCTACGTTCAATGATGTTGATAACGCTGGAGCGTAATCTAAAACACCTGCCATTGCTAAAGCTGAAGCAACGTCTGATGAACATAAGATAAAGTTACCACGACCTCTACGAGTTTGTTGAGCAATCGCGTTAGCTTCACGTTCGATTTGGAATAAGAGACCTTTAAATTTCTCTACAGACCAACGACCGTTTGAGTCAACGTCTAAGTCGAATGTACCAGCTGTTGCTGTACCAACTTGAGCACCTGGCTTAGCTGTGTAGTAAACAGTTCTGATAACTTCACGGTTAATTTCAGCAAGAATTTCTGTTGAAAGAATGTTGCTTAATTCGCCTTCAGCGTCAAGACCATGAACTGATTTCAAGTCTTGTGCTAATTCGATTGAGTACTCAGCTTTAAGAGCGCGAGTTTTAGCAGTTACGCTAGTTTTCTCAATTGAGAATGCCATTTGAGCGAATGAACCGTCACCTGAACCGCCTTGACCTAAAGCTTCACCTTGAGCTGTAGTTAAACCACGGCCGATAGTGTTGTTAGCTGGATCCCAGTTAGATGATGCATTACCTGTACCATTACCTGAGAAACCTGTGTTAGCTTCATTGAATAAAGCTTCTGGTGAGTTAGATTGTGATGAGTAACGTGACTTCATCGCAAAAATCAAACCAGTAGGTTGTGTCATTGGTTGAACGCCAGCGATATCGTAAGCGATCATTTGTGGCATAGCACGACGTACTAACGCGATAAGAACTGGATCGAAACCAGATACTGTACCTGTTGAAGCGCCTGAACCACCAAGACCGATACCAGTACCACCAGAGTTAGCTGGTGCAGTTTCGAAAAGAGCTTCTGCAGATTTTTGCATTTCTCTTTCTTGGTTTTCTAAAAGAACAGCTGTAACTTCCTTACGGTAGTTGTCGCTGATTTTTGGGAGTGAGCTATGCTCTAAAATCGGCTCCCATTTTTTAAGTAAATCTTGACGAGTTGTCATTTGTTATTTTCCTTATTTTAAGTTGTTAAGTGCTGAAAGATATCTGTTAATTGAAGGATTAGTAGACTTTACAGCCTCTGTTAACGCTTCAACTGGAGTATCAGTAATTACAGACTCAACGATTGTTGATGCCTTGTTTGTGAAATAATTTTCACGAATTGTCTGAATCTTTGTGCTAAATGTATCAGCGTCTTCAAAAGATAACTCTTCAGCTAAACTAAAGAATTTTTCTTTATCAGTTTCTGCTAAACCTTCAGCTGCTTCGCCTATGATTTCGTCGCGCACTGATTCGTTTAAAGCTTTGTTAAGCTCAACGTTAGCAGCAACTTGTTCATCCAACTTAGCTTGTAAATCTGCAACAGTTTCTTCTAAAGAACCTAATACATCAAATTTTTCCTCAGGAATATCGATATAGTGTTCTTCAAATAGTCCTTTAAGACCTGAAACGAAGCCTTCAAGAACTTCAGACTTCATACCACTTTCAAGGGCAATTTCATTATTTTGCATCCACTGCTCGACAACGTAGTCGAGGTATCCATCAACTTTTTCAACAAGACCCTCTTGATTCTGAGCTACAGCTTCTTCAAGCTTAGCGTCGAATTCTTCTTCTAAACGAGCTACTTCGTCTTTAACGCGACTGATGATAGCTGCTTCGAAAATTGTAGCTGCTTTAGCTTTGAATTCCTCTGTGAGGTCTTCGCCGTTTACTAAAGCGTCAATATCTTCTTTAACATTTGGATTGATAGAAGTTTTAGTTCTAACAACTGCTTTGTCTCCATCTGTTTCTTTTTCTGTTACTTTGTTAGCTTTCTTGCCTGGACCGCCGTTAGCAGCACCGTGTTGGTCTTTAACAAAACCTTCTTTATTTGCTTCGTTATCACCACCAATACCAGCTGGACCGTCGATAGCTTCTTTAGCAGAGCGAATAGGTGTTTGATCACCAGCTTCTTCGTGGCCTTCACCGTCAACTTCATCCTTAGATGGGTCGATAGCTTCTTTAGCTGAACGAATAACTGCTTGATCACCTGGTTGCTCGTGACGTGTTACTTTGTTATCTTCGTTAAGTGCCGCATCGCCAGCCTTTGATTCAGCTAGGATTTGAGCAATTTTTTGTTCGATTGACATTCTTAATCTCCTGTTATATCTTAAAGATATTAATATTATTTATAGTTATTTAATTTTCGCAAGGAAGTTCATGAAAACTTTCAACTTCGCTTCTTCTAAGTTTCTACTTGAAGCTGCTCTGATTACTGCTTGAGCTTCACGTAAGTCTTTCTCCACAAATCTTCCATCGACCATAACCCACTCTTTAGACTCCATAACACCTTCAACGAAAGCATTGGGTGCTGATGGATCTGCTACGATGTCTGCAGCAGTCGCTAAAGTAAAATCTTTTCCAACATAAGCAACGTCGCCTTTACGATCTAAAGAACCCATACCTCTAGAACTAACACCAAGTGTAGCTCCTTCATCGATTAGGGACTTAACGATCTTGCCGTATGGCGTATCCATGATCTTAGCTTTACCAATGAAGTTGTCGCCATCACGGTGAAGTTTCTTAATCATATGAGATACACGGTCAAGATTGATCGTTGGAGAATCAGGATGACCTAATTCGCCAAAGGCACGATTCTTATTTACGTACTCATCGTTATATCGTTTTACCTCATTATCAAGTATCTCTACTGGATAGATGCGGCCGTTACGATTCTTTAAATTCGATTGAAGGAATACGCCTTCAATGAAATATTCTTTGCCTTTACCTAGTTTTTCTTCAACTATGTATTTTACGGTCTCGGTATGTTCTTTAATTAGCTTCATATTAGCTTCCTACCACTGATGTGTTATCGTAGATACCAAACGCAGCTGTCTCTACTTTGAGTGACCAACCTTTAATCTTACGTAGAACGATGTAACCAGTAACTGCAGCACTGGTGATGCTGAAAGCTATGTCGTATGTATTGTTAACTGAGTCACTGATTCCTGAGAATGCAGATAAGTCAGCGAATGGAGCATTTTCTGGAGCAGCTTGAATAACAGGAACGCTGTTTCGTGTAACTAGTAAACCAGAAGTTAGAAGACCTGTAGCAGCCCATCTAACAATGTTAACTGTAGGTGTATCGCTGTTTCTAGCTTGTGTTGAAGAAGTTAGGTTGGCGATGGTGATTGTGCCAGTATCGCCAGATCCACCCTGAAACTTAATAATAGTTTCTTGGTCTGTATTCTTTAATGTTGTAAAATTAATTGCCGCCATTTATTATTCTCCAATTTGGTCTAATACGTGAAGGAAGTTTTCTTTACTTTCCCTCATGTACTCGATAATTTCTTGTTGATTATTAAGTAAGTTATTCAATCTGTACTGGGTATACTCGTCGATAGCTACAACGCTACCGTCACTTAACTTATAATCAATTTTACCCTCAACTAGTTTATCTAGTTTGTTTAATTCTCGTATGTCCTGTACTACAGGATCTACAGTAAAAAGTTTAGAGGAAGCGAGTTCTAAATATGATTCTATTAAAGTGTCTGTTACTTTTACGTCGTGATGTTCTTTAATAATATTCGCTATTTTGTTCTCTGATATATCTTCGTATATTTCTGTCTTAATCTCTTCTTCTATATTTTTAGTATATTTTTGTGTCTTAATGTATTGTCTTGCTTCCTCTATTGTAGCAAAATCAGTTTGTTCCTTGTCGATAAGAACTACTTGGTCAGCCGTCATTTCAATGAGGTGACCGTTGCTGTGTAGTTGTTCTACAATTTGAGAACCAATTACGTCAGCAGATAGTTTCTTACTAAACGCTTTAAAATACATCGTTATCTCTTATCGTATGAGTAAACGTCAAATCGACTAGCGTCGTCTTTTTTAATATTAATGATGGGTTTACCACCGTGCCAAGCCGTC